GCAGGACGAAGAAATCCCAGGGTCGCTTTGGCCACCATACGGTGACCTCGAGCATCGTAGGTCTGACTGTTTAGGTCAAGCCAACGCAAGCTACGATCCGTCTTCTCTTCATTAACGACGAATCCGTATCTCGAAGTGACCGCCCTCCATACATCGTAGAAGGCCGCATCACCACAAAAGATACAATCATCGCCGTTGAACCTACCCTTCCGACTCCGATCCCCGGCGTCACGGACATCGCAAGCGATGTCAAAGCAGCACTTGTTGAGGAGACAGAGGATGGGAAAACTGATCAGGTTACCCATCATACTTCCTCTTTTGATCTCGTAGTGTTCATCTACGAGACAACTGCTCGTTTTGTAACGGAGGTTATCGAAACTTCCGAGCAAGACACTCCTCTCCTTCTCCGACAATTCCGGGCTTTTCGAGATCTCGCTGACGATGACCCACACAGCAGAGAGGTAGATATTATCTGTGGCAGACTTATAGTCACCACTAATATAAGACTCCCCCTCCCTGAGGTCGCGAACGACAGCCTCGAAATCCCCCTTAGTAACATCCCCACGGACACACCACCCGAAGGAGGTGATGTGATTATACAGGGCGTTATGAACTGGGGTCAACACGCGCTTGACCTCAGCGGACTGCATGGTAACGGCCCGAAACTTACCCTTCGTTTTGGCGACACCCAAACGCACGGCAGACCAATCACCTGAGTAATCAGCCACGCCGCATGCAAGGGTCCCACCATCCCGTCGAGTGACCTCATAACACCCCTGTTGATCGGGAATGTACTCACCAAGAAATGGCGCTCTCTCTTCCGCCATCCTCTCTTTCTCCAACCGCCTACCCCAGCCGGAAATGTTTTCTCTCACTGCCCTCCGCAGTTCACTGAGATCCCATACGCCTGGGAGACAACTTCGTGGCACGTCGCGGGCGACGTGTTTTCTCCACTCAGTCTTCGCCTGACTCGCTAGACCTCGATCACACTCCTTACAGGGCGCATCAAAGATGCGCTTGGTCGATTTGATAGCCAGCCGAAGCCTACTACCAGACCTAGAGTGCCTGCTATACCGTTCCAGGCATAACTTGATCCAACGATCCCATGAGGTGCGCAGGGAAGAACACGTGCGCTTGCCATCAGGCAAGTAAACGTACTCCGGAATTCCAACGAATTCTAGACAGAGTACAGCACGCGCTCTTTGCAGCGCCTTTTCTAGTGACCCTACTGCAGGACAGCGGGCATTAGGAATAACCTCCGGACGAAGCCGGTCTTCTTCCATCATCAAAAACACTTTGACAAAGAG